TTAGTTATTCTTCCATCTAATGGATGTTTATATGGAATACGCTGCCCTTCACTACTCCAGTATATTATGTTAGGATGATTATCACACATTCGCATAAAAACCAATTCCCAACCTGATCTATATCTAGGTTTTGTACTACCTTTGTACTTATTAGGATTGCAACACTCGTAAATACCTTGTTGATAAGTCATTAATCATCTTCCTTATATTCACTTAGAAGATATTCTACATGCTGAGGCTGTACAGTAACAGTAATAATTTGTGGTTCACTACTAGAATAATTAAATACACTACCTGTAATTGCTGTTATTTTATTATACCTTAATTCTAATAAATCTACAGTATCATTTTTTTCTAAGTTATTTTCAGGTCCTACATACCCTCTAAAAATTTTTATAGAAGGTATAGAATAATGTTGTGAAGCTGGTTTATATCCATACCAACTAAATCCAGCCTGTTTGTCATCTGGACCCATTAAAAAATTAATTGGTGGAGTAATTCCTCCTAAATTATAATAATTATAAAATAATACTTTAGTAAAAAACTCATCTGATAAATTATTTTGTGTACTATATATAGAAAAACTTACAGGGTTAAATCTTAATCTTGTTTGGACAGTTCTAGGAATATTATAAGAATTTAAAGTAATGTTATCTACACTAATACCAGGATAATCTATTGAATGTACTAACGGACTATTAAAACTTCGCAACTCTTCTTGTACTGTATTTTGTTCATTTAGTGAATAAGACCAATACTGTATTCCAACAAAAAACTGGTATGACAACCTAGGTGTAGTATTAACATAACCTGTGTTGTCATCCCCTTGACCATATACTAAAGAAGCTAAGTTTTTAACCATTAGCTAATCAACCTGTAGATAAAACTTGCGGTATAGGATTTACAAGTCGTTGCATGTCTGTGTATATGGCTTGATCATATTGTATTGTTGCTGTAATTGTTAAAGCATCACTTGTAGCATAATTATTTTCTTGATAATTAATACTTTCTATGTAACAACCACTTAATGTCCAAGTATCAAGTTTTTCTATTTCTGCAGTTCCTGTATTACCACCAGTCAAAGTTGAAATTTCCATTCCAAATTTATACTGTGCTGCAGCAACAGGAGCACTTTGTTGCAAATGCTCTAATTGTCTTTGCATCTGGGCATTTAACGTTGAACTAACAAAGTTATTTATATCATCTCTAAATGTTACGTCAATAGGTTGCCATGTATGTTTACCGCCCATATATATTGTACTATTATAAGTATGAACAGTAACTTTTTCATGATTAAGGGTAGGTCTACCAACTGTATTTACATTTTGAGATAAGTATTTACTGCCTGTAAGTAAAGTTGAATCATTAAAAGCAAATTCAACTAAAAACCTATATTGCAATTTAGGCATCAATGCAATACTTGCAGCTTCAGAAGAAATTGGTACCCCAAATTTATCTAAATTATTAGCCATTTTGTTAATTACTCCAAATCTATTAAATATATTTAGCTTTTAATTAAGCTTTTTTATAAGTCGCCTGTGTTTACTAACCTTATTGGAATATATATAAACTCTGCTGCTTTTGTAGGTTCAACTGCAATATCTATATATAACTCGTTTCTATCTATTCTAGCAGGTGTGTTGTTGCTTTCATCACACACAATAGCATAATCATATATTCCACGTTTAGTTACAATTTCTTGCATAAAGCCTTCAAAAACATTTCTAATATTATTTCTAGTTAAACTATCATTAGGCTCAAAAATGAAAGGTCTAGCAATTACTGCAAATCGTTCACGTAAATAAATTACTAATCTTGATACATTTATTCTATCTAAAGATGAACTAAATGGATGTAAAGTTTTTTGTCCAAAAATTGCAATTCCTGTTCCTGGAAAATTAGCTATTGGATTAACTTTATTAACATACAAACTATCTCTTTGACCTTCATTTAGTGCAAGAGGAACAAACTCATCTTCACTATCTAAATATCCAACATTTGTAGCATTCGAAACAATACCTCTCGTAAGCCCGGCAGGAGCAAACCAAGGATAAGAT